AGAGCAAACGAATGGCACGACAGGGCAAACTTGTTTGAAGAAAAGCTGAAAAAGGCGGGCAGTATTTCATCTGAAACTGTTGATTATATGTCAAATAGTTTTAGACCAGAATACTCTCCGTCAAAGCCAATTAAATATAACAATCACCAAATTGACGTTAAAAAAGTCGAAAACAGTAATTTTGATATTGTTACAGATGTTGATAGTACAAGGAGAAATAAAGCTGTAAGGTTTGTGGAAAATCTACTCAATTCAGTTAGTAGCAAAATGCCTGTCAAAATTGAGCTGCCCAAAATTGCAATTGTTGATTTTAAAAAGCATAGCTTCGGTGTCGATGCAATAGGCGGTTATGATAGAACCACTGGGGTTTTATATATTAATAGCAAGTATAATACAACAAGCAAAATAATAGCTTATGTGAACAAGCAAAAAGATATGTTTGCAAACAAGACTGAATTTGCTCCGATGCTTCACGAATTAGGTCACAAATACTATTATGACAGTATTAAAAATCTTGCAAAAGCTAAAAATATGGAGTATAATAAAGCAAAGAATATCATTGATGAAAAGATTTTGTCTTATATTCAAGGCAAGGGAATTAGTATTGATTTGAGAAAAGCTATATCGGACTATGCTCGTTTAGGGTATAAACAACACAATTATACTGAGATAGTGGCAGAGTCTTTTACTGTTCCTGAAAATGAGTATGCTAATGATTTAATAAAGCTAGTAGGTGAAGAGTTATGATGATAATTCCAACAGAGGAAGAAATGAAACTTTGTGATATACTTGATTCAACAGAGACTACCGAAGAAGAAAAGAAAAAAGCACAGGATAGATTGTTAGTAATTGGAAAAGAAAAAATTAAAAATAATCCGTTTCATCAAGATTAACAAAGCGTAACAAGGGCGGTTTCGTTTTGTCTTAAACTTAATACATCGAATCAGCACTTTGAGAAATCAAGGTGCTTTTTTATTATTAATCAAAGAAAGGTTTGATACTATGAGAAAAAGAATTTTAGCAATTGTACTTATGGTAGTTATGATTGCAACAATCGTACTAATTACTGTGGGATGTACCGAGGCAACGCAGGTATCGTACAATGTTTCGCAGGAAGCAGACAATTTCAATGTGATACGCAGGCTTACGGTTATTAACACAAGAACCGATAAGCCGTCATTTGAACTTGTTGCCGCTTTTTCATTACAGGTCGATAATGACGATAACCAAATTGAGGTTGTCTGCGAAACGGGCAAAGACGAATACAAAAAGCATATCATAGGTCTTAATGATGAAACTATGTATGTTGTAGAGGACATAAGCGGTGCAGAGGTGGATAAATACCGTTATGAAATTAACTTCCTGCCTAAACAGATTTTGCCGATTACATTTAAAAATAAAGATTAACAACTAAACCCGTCGATTTTGACCGGTTAGAAAGGCGGTGACAAAATGAAAGTAAGAGTAATTACATCGTTCAATGATAAAACCGAGGGATTTATTAACAGACCGATTAATGAAGTTTTTGAGTGCTCCGAGCAGAGAGCAAAGGAACTCATTGACGGTGGTTTTGCGACAGAGGTTAAGTCCAACGCTACGGAAAATAAGCCAAACGCTACGGAAAAGCCGAAAAGAAAGACAACAAAAACAGCTTAAAACGCACTTGTGAGTGACTGCACAGGTGCTTTTTTATTGTCCGAAGACATTAAACTACGGGAGACACCGAGAAAAACTGAAACAGAGAGACACTCTATAAACTGACTATGGGAGACACCCGATAACTGAAAGGATTGATAAAATATGGCAGAAAATAACCCAACACCTAACCCAAACGAAACACAGCCGACACCGCAGGGCAACCCTGCACCTGCGTTTGATTATGACAAGCTTGCAAGTCTTATTAACGGCAAGCAGAGCGTAGCCGAAGATACGGTTTTAAAGTCATACTTCAAGGAGCAGGGATTGTCAGCTGATGAGATGAAACAGGCAATCGGTGCTTTTAAGGAGCAGAAAGCCAAGAACACACCCGATGTTGCGAAAATTCAGTCCGACCTTGAAATTTCAAACAAGGCAAAGCTTATGGCAGAGGTCAATCAGTCTGCTACCCTTGAGGCTGTAAAGCAGGGCGTAGATGTGGCAAGCATTCCGTATGTACTCAAAATGGCGGACTTTTCTGCCGTTTCCACAGACGGCGAAATCAACACAGAAAAGCTGACCGAGGCGGTTAAGAAAGTGCTTGACGATATTCCTGCACTCAAAACAAAAGCAAGCGAAAACGCAGGCGGTGTTCAGAAAATCGGCGGTGACGGCAACGGTACGTCAGACGGTACTAAACCAAATTCAAGTGTTCCGACAAAGAAATGGAACAGATTTAATATTTAAGAAAGGACAATTTAACTATGGCAAACACAAATAACTACGCAGAGCAGTTTAGCCCGGATTTGCTCAAAATTCTCGTTCAGGGTACACTCACATCACCATTCATCACTTCAAATGTAAAGTGGGTGGGTGCACGAACATTCCACTTTACACAGATGTCAACAACAGGCTTTAAGAGCCACAGCAGAGAGGGCGGTTGGAACAAAGGCAAATATACACAGACAGATGTTCCTTTCACTTGCGAGCACGACCGTGATATTGAGTTCCTCGTTGACAAGGCAGATGTTGATGAAACAAATTCGACTGCAAGCGTTGAAAACATCTCAAAGACATTTGAGCAGACACAGGTTGCTCCTGAAACAGACGCACTTTTCTTCTCAAAGGTTGCAACAAAGGCTCAGGCAACAGACGGCTATCATTCGGCTACGAAGTCGACTGACTGGACAAAAGCAAACGCTTACTCAAAGCTCAAGACTATTCTTTCAGCCGGTAAACTCCGCAGATATAAAGCAAGAGGTACACTTGTTGCCTATGTAACATCTCACATTATGGACTGCCTTGAACAGTCAACAGAGTTTACTCGTAAGATTGAGCTTACACAGATTGCAGAGGGCGGTATCGGCATTGAAACAAGAGTGACCGAGATTGACGGTTGCCCTATCATCGAAGTTATTGATGATGAGAGGTTCTATGACAAGTTCAACTTCAACCCTGATGATGGTGGTTTTGAGCCTGCAACAGGGGCGCACAAAATCAATGTTCTTGTTGCCTGCGGCGAAACTTGCAAGACTGTCCCGAAGATTTCAAGCATTTACTTCTTTGCTCCTGGCTCACACACAGAAGGTGACGGTTGGCTCTATCAGAACCGTTCGCTTTCAGATACATTCGTGTTCCCGAACGGCAAGGACGGCAAAGTTGACAGTATTTATGCCGATGTTGACACAACGGCGGTTGCGTAATGTATGCCGATTACATCGAACAGCAAGGTGGAGATGAGAACAGCATTGTCTCTGCTGAACACATTGATGTTCTGACTTTTAACCGCATTGATTTTGAAAAACTTTCAGAAATGCAGAAGAAAATCATCAGCAGAGTGCACAGCAGACTTACTGCTTTTGAAAAAGAAAATGCCGATATGATTTCTTCTTATCTGAAAAGCTATTCAATCAACGGCACATCAATGGAATTTGGTACAAGCTGGAATTTAATGTGTATCAGCGGTGTTGCAATTCCTGCCGACCTCTATACACTCTTAAAATCAACGGGACTTTGCTATCCTGCAATCTGACAATCTGAGGTGATACGCTTTGAAATTTCCACAGCTTGTAAAACAACAGTTCTGCAAAACTCCTGTTGAGGTGACAATATATGGCGAGGGTGTTACCGAGGACGGCGCACCCCTGACCGTGTTTGAATGCAAAAACCTGTACCCCTCCGACAGCCTGTATCCGTCAGCTGTTCTGCACGGCGGCAACGCCTTGTGCAATGTGCAGTCAAAGGCAAAAACAGTCTATACCAAAGAACAAAAAATCGTGCAGGTGTCGGCTGTTTTGCTTTTTGACGGTGACATTGCTCCCGACAGCCCGACTTTGAGCGCAGGCTTTGTAGTACTTGACGGAGTAAAGCGTAACATCGTACAAGGCATTAAACACCGCAACCCTGACGGCACAGTGAATTATACGGAATTGGATGTGATTTAGTGAGTTTTTCGGTAACATCAAAAATCAAGCTGAATTTGCCTGTATTAAAGCAGCTTGACACAGCACAGCAGACGGCATTGCACAAAACAACAGACGCATTACTCACGCAGATAAAAAACACGCAGGTTATGCCGTTTGATACAGGTAATTTGCAGAACGAAAGCACATTTGCCGACTACTCAAACCTTGCAAAAGGCGAAACAAAAATCGTATCGAGTACACCGTATGCCAGACGGTTGTATTTTCATCCTGAATATAATTTCAGCAGAGATGAAAACATAGCGGCAGGCGGTAAGTGGCTCATTCCTTGGCTTGAGGGCGGCACACGACAAAATTTTTGTTCACAGACATTTGCAAAAATTTATAAGGGGTTGACGGGGGTATGACACTTGCACACATAAGAGATTGGCTCAAAACATTTGGAATTGCAGAGCATTATTATATCGGTAAGCTTGATAACAAACAAGATAGGTCCTTGGGCGTTTATACTTTAAAAGGCAACGGTGCTCCCGTAACCGCCATAGGTACTCAAAGTACATATGACATTATCGGTGTATCGTTGCTTTTGCATTGGTCAAACAATGCGAATGAAACAGAGGTTACAGCTCGCACCCTCTATGAAAAATTGCGAACGATTAAAAACTTTAAAATTAATGACAAGCAAATATATATGATAGAATTACTTGTTCCTGAGCCGATAGACGTCGGCACGGACGACAAAGGGATATATGAGCGTGTCATTGAAATGAATTTATATTACGAAAGGTAGGAAAAATCATGTCAGCAATTACAGGAGTATTCCCATGCTATGAAAATCAGTTTAAAGTTGCAACAACTGCTTCGGATTCGGCACCGTCAACAACTATTGCCAACTGCGAAAGTTTTTCGGTTGCTTTTGATAACGGCGTCGAGGAATGGAACGCATTTGAGGAAAAAGGCTGGAAGTCACGTCTTATGATTGCAAAAAGCGTTACCATATCAATCAAGGGTAAGCGCACAATAGGCGATACGGGTAATGACTTTATCGCAGGGCTTGCCTACAAGAACGGTCGTGACAGTGAAGCAAGCTTTCTTTGGACATTCCCCGACGGGTCAACCGTGCTGTTCTCGAATGCCGTTATATCTGTAACAGCTAACGGCTCGGGTGATTCGACAGCCGCCGCTCCACTTGAATTTGAGGTTATGTCAAACGGCAAGCCCGAATACACACCTGCAGCCTAAGGAGGTATAAAGTATGTCAAAAATTATTGATATTACAAACAAGCTCAATTTTGAGGAAAAGCCAAAAATTTTGGTTAAAGACACTGAAATTGAGGTCAACAATGACGCAATTTCTTTTATCAAGGCAATTGCTCTTTTTGACAGCGAGAACGGTGTGTCAACCTCTGATCTTTTATCTGCGCTTGAGCTTCTCTTTGATGAGGAGAACAGAGAAAAGATTGCAAAACTTCATCTCTCGTTTGCCGACCTCTCAACTGTTATTAAGACAGCAACCGAGCTTATCGCCGACAATGACAGCGAGGGGGAAATTCAGACCCCGGCTACGACTTAATAGATGATTTCGATTTAATAGTATCGAGTTTTAAGTCAGAGTACGGGGTGAGCATTTACTCCGAAGATTTTAAAAAGATGACTTGGGCGGAGTTCAGCTCTCTGCTTCAGGGGCTTGGTCCTGACACGCCTCTTGCGAGAACAGTCCAAATTCGTCTCGAAACAGACAAAGACGTAATCAAAAACTTTAATTCATCACAGCGTCGAATCCGCGGCAAATGGCGTTCACGCAATGTCAAAAGTTATTCAAAAGCTGATATGGATATTGTACTTGCTGAACTACAATCTGCATTTGCGAGTATGTAAATTTTCGTACAATACAAAATATTTTATAAGCGTACATTTTCGGATGTGCGCTATTTTTATGTAGAAAATTAAGAAAGGAGGGCTATTTTGAGTACATCAATTGGGACAATCAGTCTTGATATGATACTTAATAGTGCAAAATTCAAAAAGCAACTCGATAATGTACAAAATCAAGCTAATTTAGCAAGTCAAAAAATTGCAGATTCATTAAAAAAAATTGGTACGACAATTACGACTGCATTTTCAGTGGCGGCAATAACAGCATTTGGAAAATCTTGCATTGAACTTGGCTCTGAGCTTGCAGAAGTGCAAAATGTTGTTGATGTTACTTTTAACAAATTATCAGGTTCGGTAAACAAATGGTCAAAGGAAGCAGCCGCTTCATACGGTTTGTCGGAAACTATGGCAAAGAAATATGTCGGTACGTTTGGATCTATGGCTGAAGCTTTCGGATTCACCGAACAGCAGGCCTATGATATGTCAACAACGCTTACGGGCTTAACGGGTGACGTAGCGTCATTCTACAACATTGACCAGGACTTGGCGTATACAAAACTCAAATCCGTATTTTCGGGCGAAACCGAAACTCTAAAAGACCTCGGTATTGTAATGACGCAATCCGCACTCGACCAATATGCTTTGGCTAACGGTGTCGGAAAAACCACTGCTAAAATGACCGAAGCTGAAAAAGTTACTCTGCGTTATAAGTTTGTGCAAGACCAACTGAAAAACGCAACGGGCGACTTTGCAAGAACTCAAGATAGTTGGGCTAACCAAACAAGGATTTTACAACTGCGGTTTGACAGTCTGAAAGCGACGATTGGTCAGGGCTTGATAAACGCTTTTAACCCTGTATTAAAAGTAATTAACAGCCTCATCGGGCGTGTATCTGTTCTTGCCGATAAGTTCAAAGCTTTTACGGACCAAATTTTTGGCAATGCGGGTGACGGCAGTGCTGTATCAACAGACCTTGCCGACGCAAGCAATTCAGCCAGTGACTTAGCAACCAATGCAGACACAACATCAACCGCGCTCAATAACATTGCAGATAAAGCCGAAAAAGCAAAACGCAGTATTGCAGGCTTTGACAGGCTTAATGTACTGTCAAGCAACGATACGTCAGCTTCCGCAACCGATACGCCCAATACCGCCGCTGCTACATCAAGCACGGAAAAATCACTTGGCAGTGCACTTTCTAACGCCGTGGACGGATTAGCAGCTAAATGGGACGCCAAAGGTAAGAAAGTAATTGATTCGATGAAAAATGCGTTCAGCGGCGTTAAATCGGCAGTAATCGGTATATGTGATTCGTGGAAGCGAGTTTGGAGCAACGGTGCAGGTGAAAAAGTGATTGGCAATATTAAAAAGATGTTGTCAAATGTTTTTGATATTATCGGTGATATTTCAACAGCTTTTCAAAAAGCTTGGAATGATAACGGCAAAGGCGACGCTGTGATACAGTCTATCATTGATAAATTTAACAGTATTATCGAGCTTATCAATACAATAGGTGATGATTTCAGAGATGTGTGGAACAGCGGTGTCGGCGAACGTATATGGGGCAACATATTAACCATAATTGAGAATTGCAACAATGCAACAAAGACTTTCCGTGACAAAATCAAGCTTGCTTGGGAAAAGAACGATACAGGCAAAAAAATATGGCAGGATATTCTCGGATTAGTTGAAGATATATCAGCGTTTCTAGCGGATATGTCAGCAATTCGCCTTGAATGGCTTGAAAGTCTTGATTTGTCACCACTTGTAGGAGCGGCAGAAAGATTGCTAAGTGCGTTTCGTAATTTAGCAAAAGCCATAACCGATAAACTTAAAGACGCTTACAAAACTGTGCTATTGCCTTTAGCAAAATGGACTATTGAAAAAGCTGTGCCGAAATTGGTCGAAGCTCTTGCAGGGGCACTGCAGCTGTTGGGAAAGATTATTAAAGCCATTGACGTGAAATATTTAGCCGCTATTGCGGCAGGAATAGGAGCAATATTTGCAGCAGTCAAGGCTTACAAAGCATTTAAAACAATTTCGACAATTGTTGAGAACGGAATTAAAAGCATAAGGACGGCGATAGACGGTTTTGGCAAAGCTCTTGATACAAATCCATATGTTTTAATTTTTAAGCTTATTTCAACAGCAATTATGGGTTTGGTTACTGCGGTTAGTACATATAACGCGCTTGAGTGGAGCAGTTCGGAAGCAGGGAAATTTGCAACAGAAATTGATAAAATCAAAGGTCAGATTGAAGAAACCACACAAGGCATTACAGATAGTTTTGAAAACACGCTTGAAAATCTTGACAGTATATATGCTGATAATACTCTTATTGATGAGTATCAAGAAAAACTTGATAAATTATTGAGCAAAGCTAAACTTTCAGATGAAGAACAAGCACAGTTGCAGACTATTGTTACTTATTTCAGCAATAATGTCTCAGGTTTTAGTGATACTTGGGATCAATATGTTAAAATAAGCGACGATGGAAAGCTAAATTTAAATGGTGATCTCGAAGAAATTCAGAGTGCAATTGACAAAACAATTGATGATTATCAGCGATTGGCAGTTGCAAGTGCTTTTTCTGAATTGAAATCACAAAATGCAAAAGATATAATTAATTTTCAAAAAGACTTAAGAAGTGAAAAAAGAGAGGTAGATAAAAAGCAAGAGGAAGTCGATACAGCTTATAAAGCTTGGCAAAAAGCGTTAGAAGACGAAGCTGATGCTCCTACAATTAATTCTTTAGAGTCTGATTATACTGAAAAGAACCAAGAACTACAGAAATTGAAAAAAACATATAATGAGACAGTTGCAGAAATGAACAAACTTATAATGACTGGCGACGATTTGACAGATGTTCAAAAGGTTTTAAATGGCGACTATTCAGATGCCGCTGCTGTTATGATGGCTCTAAACGAGGGGTATATTAGTTTACAAGATGTTCAGGAATCACAATGGAAGTCTTTATCAAATCTTGAAAATGCGGCGAAAGATACCGGCAAAAATACAGTTATGGGTTTGGTTGAGGGCACAGAAGAGTATAAGGATGCATTAGTGATTAACAGTAGGGGTTTAGCAACTACATTACTTACTACATTCAAGGACGAAATGGGCATACATTCTCCGTCGAGAGAAATGTGGAAACTCGGCGTTTACTCTGTGCAAGGATTAGTTAATGCTTTGTCTGATATGATGGGCGTAGTTACAAACGCTATCACACAAATGATCAATCTTATAAAATCTGCGCTTTCTCCAATTACAAATGTATTCTACAACATTTTCGGTGGTATTTGGGACGTAATTAGAGGACCTATAAACACGGTTATGTCAGGCATTGAGAGCTTCATTAACGGTATTATTAACGGTGTCAAAAATATGCCTGTGATTGATAAAATTTTGAGTAAATTCGGCTGGAGTATCGGGGATATTGGCGAACTCAGACTACCGAGATTTGCAAAAGGTGCTATCGTAAAGGCTCCTACGCTGGCAGTAGTCGGTGATAATGCAGGAGCAAATACTGGTAACCCTGAGGTTATTGCACCTCTTAACAAACTAAAAACGATGATAGGTGATACAACTCAGCAGTCAGATAACAAAGAACTTTTGGATTACCTTAAACGTATTTACGAAATGCTTTTAATTAATCGTAATAACGGAGGCAACAACTATGAATTTGTTGCTAAAGTTGAAGGCTCTGTTTTGTTTGATGAAATAGTTAAACAAAATGAAATGTATAAAAAGAGTCACAGCGGAAAATCAGCTTTTGCATAAATAATCAACTCTAAATCGTTATATATTATTGACTTTTTACAATTATTGTAGTAATATGATTTTAAAGTTATCTTATATAACAATAAAAGGGGAGCTTTTTATGAAAAGTAGCATTTATAAGGTAATAACAGGCGTTATTGCAGTATTAGGTTTTATAGGTGGTATTATTCTTGGAAATACAGTTAAGGTGCACGATTTTAATACTGCGCTTATGATTGAAAGTTGGATTGCAACTGCATTGTTATGTCTGATATTTTATGGTATAGCTTCGGTGCTTGAATATCTTGAAGATTTGGGAGCAGGTCAAAACACTTCATCAGATACACCGACATCATATAATTATAATGATAGGTTATCATCTGAACCGATTTTTAAAGATGAAAAACCAATCCCTAAAACACCTACTGAAAATGAATGGAAATGTCCGAAATGTGGCAAAATCAATCAGAATTATGTAGGAACGTGCGGTTGCGGTACGAATAAACCTGTTGTAAATAAATAGAAATGTCCGAATCATCATTGGACACCATAAAAAACAAGCCACTCCAAATGGGGTGGCTAAAATTTTAATAAATAATGAAAAAACTACTATTGTGGAGTTAATTACAGCGTATATCTTCGGATATGCGCTGTTTTTATACCATTTTAACGAAAGGCGGATTGATATGGCAAACAATTATAAAGGCTACTTGCTAAAATTCGGTTCACAGATTGTGCCGAACAATTACTTCTGCGAATACTCATCAACACCGGACCAGCGTCTTGACAGTGACGCGGAGCGAGACAATACAGGCTATCTGCAACGTTCAACACTACCAGACGGCAAGACGAGTATTAAGTTTTCAACGCATATTTTGCATTTAGATGAAAAAATTGCACTGCAAAATATTATAAACAATTCCATAATCAACACTGTACAGCGAAAATGTATGGTCGAGTTTTGGGACGATGAGACAAACACCTATAAAACATCGTATTTTTATATACCTGATATTGAGTATGTGATTATGGACGCAGATGATACCGATATTACATATCAGCCTATATCGTTTGAGCTTATCGAATACTAAGGGGTGATGATATGTGATAAATATAGCTGAAAGCTTAAGAAAAAAGCTCATTGAAAATCCGATACACCGTGAAATTATTATAAAATTTCCCGACGATGATATAGCCGACATAGGAAGCGAGAATATTATTGCGGATAGTTTTGAATTGACACAGTCAATTTGTGACAGCGATTTTGAGCTTGGAGGATGCATTGCCGGGCGGTTATCGGTAAAAGTTTTGAATATTGAAGCACCTCTAAATAACAAACGTATCAAGGTGTTTATTAAACAAAAATACGGCAGCGGAGATTTAACTCCTGCGACAAATCTCTTCCCCGGCGAAGCACTTTATCCGGGTATGCAAGCAAAAACACTTGAGCATGTATTGTTTTGCGGCACAATTGACAGCTCGCTGCGACAAAAAAATCGAGGTGTAAAAGAGATTATAGCATATGATGATTTTTACTTGATGTCGCAGATAAAATGTAAAAATTGGGTAAGTCAGTATGTTGCAAGACGGCAACAAGCAGGAAACAATATAACGCTTGCGAATTTCACAAATGCACTGCTTGACCAGCTTGATTTGGCAGTTGGTAGAGATATACCGCGTCAGAACACGCAAGGATTAAATATGTCATCTGCTTTACAGTTTTATCATTACATTAATGACGTAAATAAATTAGATGAAGCGTTAAGCGATAAAGTAACTGTATTAGATATGTATAAAGCATGCTGTGAGCTGAATGGTACATTTGGAATAATCGAAGGAAGCGGAACAATTGGACGTGAATCACTTGTAAAAATTGTTGGACAAGCTACATCTAAAAAAATCGTAGATGAAACAATAATGTCATACGCAGATTTAACTTTTGAAGAATATGTTACACGCAATATTAATAAGCTTAGGTTTAAGTATAACAAAAATCAGAATTATGATTATGCGTATCAAACAACAAAAGAAAGCTGGTATATTGCTGAAAATATAATTACAAAATGCTGTACATCAGTAAATGAATTAATCACTAATTTTTATAAACAGATTGATGATACACATATATCAAATTATATTTTTGGAGACATATTATCGTATAGACCATTTACCGCTGACGTGTTTGCGCGATGGTGGCTTGAGCCAGGTGATAAAGTTGCAATCAAAACAGGCTATAACGATACAGAAACTGTCGAAAGTTTTGTTTTATCACGTACTTTAAAAGGTATAAACGGCATGCACTGTATTATAAAAGCAACTGGAACAGAATTCTTAGGAAAGGACGAAATAGAAATTGAATAGTTACAAAAAACTAAACTTTATAAACGGAAGTGCTCCGGCGCTGAATGCTTCAAATTTAAATCATATGGATGACGGAATAGAAGCCGCCACAGAAGCTGTTACGGCGTTAGAAAATCGAACTGCAACGGTTGAAGATGAAATTCAGACGGCAAAAGGCACATCTGGCTCAATCGATGAAAGAATCAACGAAATAAACACGAATCTGTCAAATAAACTTGATAATAAATCAGGAACTGTTAAGAACTCAAATATAGCCGACGGCGCAGTTTTGCTCGGAAAACTAAATTCTGATGTATTTGCAGAGAAAGGCGAAGGCGGAAATATAAGACTTGT